GTTTGTGGCAGCTGCTTTGAAAGTAATAATATTTTCGCCATAACCAGTAACTTCTTCGCTAATGGTTATTTGAGTTGCTGAATCTATAGAAACAATAGTACAATTATTAGAAAGACCAAACCCAAGGACTTTCATGTTAGCAGCTAATCCACTTGTAAGATTAGTTCTGTTTGTTTCTTTATCAATAAAGGTTAGTTGTTTACCAGTAACTGGACCTTGAATAGTTCGAAGAATAATATCTTTAATAGCATATGACTGAATAGCAGTTGCGCTATCATCATCAGCAACTGGTTGTGGTGCTTGAGGAATACCACCAACAGTACCAAGCATAACTGGTTGCTGCATATCTGGATCAGCAAACATAATAATAACAGTAGTACCTTCAACTGGACCAACTGGAGTATAACCAATACCATTCATAGCAGCAGAACCAATCGGCTGAACTGGAGTTGCCCATGGTAATTGCTGAGTTGGTAGTTGTGTTTTATCGTGAGTATGTAACCCTACAATACGAACCTGACAACGACCAAGTTCTAATGGGTCTGAACGACTTTCAACTACACCTGTATAAAACATTATTTCTTCCCATCAATATTTAATTGTAAACTATCTTTAATTAATTCCATATGACATTCATGTCTTTCTCTAGTCACATAATGGTTAATTGCAGATATAATATAAAAACCAGAAAACATCTTATCAACTATATCTTGATTATCATCTTCTTTGCTTACTGGTTGAATCTTGTTTAGAGTAACAGAAACTTTCTGACCAACTGTGTAATCAGATCTTCCTGGNACNGTAATCTCAATCTTGCTGGCTTCTGCCAAGTTCATTAAAGAAATTCGTTCTTGAGCATATTTGTAATTAGTGGCATCATCGAATCCACTGAAGTTAGCGTTATGTCTTGGATAATTTAGTATCAGAGAATTGGCTCTGAAGATAGCGTTATCACCAATTAATTTATTCTTATTCAAGTGATTTAGTTTTTCGTATTTATCTCTTATGTTATAATTTCTAGAATTGTATATTTTTCTATTCAAATCATAAGAAATTAATTTAGAAGAATACATACCACCACGAATCTTACTCATATAGTCGTATCCAACAGGAATTGTGATTTCATCTATTCTTCTAAAATCTTCTTCTACGTTTCTAGCATCGCCACCATTTGGTAGTGAATCTCTAGTGTAGCCGTCTTTAGTAAACGACTGATATAAACCATTAGCATAAAGAGTATCTAGTGATATAAAGTAAAACCCAAATCGGTTTTCAAAGAACACATAGTTTGGAGCATCGTTTTTATTTACTGCGCTATCAGTAACCCAGTTAATACACTTAGATGGCGACCAAAAATTTGATATGAATTTAATTTGTTTGTCTGTTGGCTCAACAAATATTTCTTTCTTAGTCTGCAAACCATTTACGTTATCAGTAAGTAGAGATTTAATAATTTCTTCTGGTGTACCAGAATATACTTTGCTAATCTTTTTGTTTAAGTCAATAATCGCTTCGGGTGATATAAAATGCAAAACATATGCAACCAGTTTATCACCAAGTAATACTCTATCAGTCATCTTATAGATGTAGAATATACCACGTATGTTTTTATTTTCGTCTAGAGTTGGGGTTACAATCTCAATCTCAACCATCTCTTCACCAACGAATGGAAAAAGATTTACCAAGTCAAAGGACTCTCTTACTGTTAGTGAACCAGATATAAATGGTGAGAATATATCTTCATGAACTGCAATAGCGATTACCTGAGCGGCAATATCCTGCCTCAATCCACCACTAGTAAATATGTCGCATTTCTCAATACTAACATCACCAGCAAATCTTAATTCTTTATCTACTGATTGCATTAGATTTCATCTTTAAAGTTTTTAAGAATCGTTGATAACAACTGTGCTGATATAATCTTAATTCTACGCTTAGATTCATTTACTTGCGCTTCATAATTTGCATTAGTAATTGGAACAGCAGAAGGGTAGTCTGAAGGAACAGTCATTCCTTTAGCATTCTCATAGTGATTTATAGAATTTGCAGTAGAACCATATTTGTCAATAATATATTGATCAAGTGCTGCTTGAGTCAATGGCCAGTCGCCAAGATAATCATATCGTTCATTGACAAGCATAACAACCCAGTGATATTGAGCATTACCATAAATCTTTTCGGCAACTATTTCTGGAGTTTCTCCTTCAACAACATCATAGAAATCATATACCGTAATATTAGCAAGAATGTCTCTGCGAAATCTAATATTTCGTGTTATATCAGTAAGGATTAGTGCTTTGGTTTGCGTTTCTAAAGTAGTATATGGTGTTGAGATAGTTACAGTTGGAGTTGATGTATAACCTGCGCCACCAATGGTCATGACAATTTCTGTTATGGAACCATTATTAACAATAGCAAATCCTTGAGCAGCTGACTGGCTACCTTGATATNTTTGATCTGGAGCGGAGAAAATTATATCTGCCGAAACATAACCTGTNCCGCCATCATCAATACGAACACCAGTAATTGCTCCGCCACCAATAAACGCTGTAGCTTTTGCTTGAGTTCCAGATCCTGAGACTTTAGTAATATCAAAGTCATAAAGCATCTTTGGGAAATTTTTAAAATACATTATAGACCATCCTTAACTTTATCTTTAGTCAATAGAGCCAATTCACGGAATGATAAAGTAATATCAATTTGAGTTGGCGAACCATCAGGGAATGTACTGAACATGCCGTTTGGTGTATAATTGATTGACATATCAGTGAGAACGCAAGAAGTGTGGCGATGCAAGTTTAGATTTTCTTCGCCATCTTGATAATAGAAGATATCAAATTCAGATGGATAGATATAAACGAAATTATTGTTATCCTTGAATTCAGGATGCATGTGGTATTTAAACTGAGCAATAATGTTACGTATGTTTTGTGCTTCATTCCAGTTTCTTGGGAAGAACTTATAATCAAAACTAAATGTTCTGAAGTTGACACCTTTAAATACTTGTTCTTTCTTTGGGTTTGCTGCTAATCCAGTAGCAACAGAATTTGCTCCTTGGTTTGGACCATTCGCAAGAGCAATATTAGTAAGAATAGCTGCACCGACACCACTTACGTCAGTATTTTTACCACCAGTGCTAATTGCTTTTGCTACTTCGTAACCTCCAGCTGCAGCCATGGCCAGTGCACCAGTATCTTCTTCACTCCAAGACATGCTGTAATTAACTGAAAGATTGTTTGGAATATGTAAAGCGATAGCAGTCTTCAATCGTTTCTGTGAACGAGACCCCTGCGAGCCAACAATTGCGCCAGTAGCTGCGCCGACGATACCGCCAGTAGCTGCACCAGCTGCCGCACCCTTTACATCACCAGTTAATAATCCACCAGCGATAGCACCAGTAATAACTCCTGCTGTAGCATTTGCTGCTGTTAATTGAGTAGCACTTAATCCTTGACCAACTAAATCACCCCTGTCATTTGCAGTAAAATCAGCGACTGTTTGAACTCCATCTTCTTTTAATAATTTGGATTCACTAGATACGTTGATATAAAATATAGCATAATTACCACCATATNTACCACGATTATCATACAAATCAGATGGATATGAGTAGTTGCTTATATCATATTTACCCTTCTCAAATTGTGACGNTTCCCCTCTTGGCGTATAAAGGTTTGGTTTTGNAGTAGTAGAAGCTGGTGCTGCTTGCGTTGCTGGTGTGGTATCTGCCATTTAATTTCTCTAAATAGTGGGTTATTGGCTATTCTATTACTTATTTATGTTCCATAAAAGATTGTTCAAACCTTTATATCCAGAAAAATATACTGGAGATCCAACCAACATTATCATGCGATCTAGTTGGGAGACTCGTTTTGCATCTTGGTGTGACAAGAATCCAAGCATTATAAAGTGGCAATCGGAAGAAACGATAGTACCTTATCGTTGCCCAACCGACAATAAAATTCATCGTTATTTCGTAGACTTTCAGATCCAAGTTCAACAGAAAGATGGATCATTAAAGCGATATCTAGTTGAAGTAAAACCAGCTAAACAATGTGTTCCGCCAGAATATCCTGGACGTCAAAC